GAAAATGTCCGATATCCACCCTGGGGATAGCTGATCTTGAAACCGTGGACGGGGGCGCTCACAGAGTGCCCCCCATGACTACCTGACCATCAGCGCCCAAAAAGTCGAGAGTGGCCGCGAGGACGTCCCCGTCAAGAAAGATAGAAACGACGAGTTTCGGCGTGTGGTTATCCAGTGATTCGCTGGCGACGGAAAAAACGGAGGCGCGTAGGGCTTCGAGCCGAACAAGCCTACGAATTTCATCGATCTGGACTGCGTCAAGCATGAGGATTCCCCCCCTTACTTGGCAACAGGAACTGGAACCAGCCGAGGCACTAGCTCAAGGTGACCGTCACGGGACACATAGCAAGCAGAGGGGGAAAGGGTGTACGAGCCGCGCGGGTACGGAGCTTGGCCCGTCTGGAGCGTGAACTCGAATTTGTCGGGAATCTCGGAGACTTCGCCGGTTTCCTGATTGACCACATAGGCATATGCAGTCTGGAAATTCATGTCGTAAGGACGACCGGAAGTCTTGCCGACACCCTTCATGTTACGGACAGTCGCGGATGTGACTAGGATTTTGATCATTTGGCTGGTTCCTGATAAAGTTGAGCTACCCGAAAAGGGTACGTTCTAAAAAAGAGAACGTGTGCGGAATGTACTCTAAAGGAGAACATATGTCGAATCCCGACCTAATCGCTCAACTAATTGAGCAAGCAAGCAAAGCCGCAGGGAATGACAATCGACTAGCCATAGAGCTGGAAGTAGGCCGAAGCGCCATCAGTGACTGGAGAGCAGGAAGAAAGAAATGCCCAGCGGCAGACGTTGCGCTAATGGCAAAAATCGCAGGCTTTGAACCAGAGGCATGGCTTGCGAGGGCAACCATTAGCCACTACGAGGGAAGCAAAGCTGAAAAACTTCAGCGTGCCTTAAAAAAGTCGTTGGGTCTGATTGGCGCGGTGCTCATTGCATTTGGGTGCCTCGCACCTACTAGGCAGGCATACGCTACTTCACACGATGTATAAACGACTAACATAGCCAAGCATGGTTTACATCAGGGAAAACACCAATACACCGCAGGCCGCAGGGTTTGCCCTTCGGGACATGCCGCAAGCGGCATAGACACCGAAACTGGCGCACCGCAGCCCTTTTGTTTATCAGGAAAAGCCCGTAAGCCCACGCTCACGCATAAACGCAATGCGCCTATCGGGTGGCAGCTTTGCAATGTGAGCAATCAGCGGCAGCTTAGGCCGCAGAGCAGGGCGCTTTTTTGGTTCTGCTTTTTTAGCCTTGAAACCATCGAAAAATTCTTTCCAGAAGGGCACTTTCTCAGGGGCAAGGAACCGCCCCGCAACATGCCAAGGAGACAAAACAGAGTGTGTTCCATGCGGGTAATGTTCTAAAAAAACCTGCCGTGTGTCGTAGCACTTTTCGATGTCTTTACCGGTGAACATGGCACGGTTAGAAACCAAGTCTTGCGGATTGGTTCCAATCCTGAAAACGCCGGTATGGAACTTCGGGAAAAATGCCGCCCGTTCACCAAACAGGGCACCGAGAATCCAACCGACAAACGGAATTTTTACCTTGTTGAAAGTTGTGTGTCTAACTGTTTGCTCTATGAAAGACTCGCGGAGTTGTTTGTCCACCTGGACAACGTTCTGCATGATGTACCAAGTATCGAAACCGTGTTTACGAGCATGAGCGAAGTAGTCAAGAACCGCCGCCCGATCCTTGTCGCCAAATGTACGGGTGTTAAGCCACGTGCCCATTTCATCCAGCACAAGAGCGCCATTTTTATCTTCATCGTACGTCGAAGGATTACCGTGACCAGCTGCCAGAAGGTCAAAGGATTTTGGTTTGTCAGGGATGCGAACATAGGTGCATCGACTGCGCTGGCCGAACATGGCGACAAGATCAATGTCCAAATTTGTCGCAACTAGCTTGCCTTTTTTTAGGTACGCGTCACGAATAATCAAAACCGCGTGTTTGCTTTTACCCGTTCCCTTTTTCCCGGTCAAAGCGTAATCGGTCATGCAACCAACGCCCCACCGCCATGGAACGATTTGATTGCAAACGACTGGACCCGGTAAATGTTTGTCGCCAGCCACACCGAGGCAACGCAGGAAAGGACAGCACCCGCATTGGCAGGGATAAACATGCCGACGCCCATGAAAAAATAGCTTACCCAGTTTGCAATATTCACAGACGAGCCGCCGCTAATGATGGCACCAAGGCCAGCGTAAAGAGTATTCAGGCACACCAAGACGGTTGTAAGCAAAGCCGCAACGATGGCAATCCATGCCACATACGCCGCAAGCTTTACCGCAGCTTCAATGCTCATAAAACGGATGAACACCGAAGCCAAGGCGTTACAAAGCGAAAGCAAAAGAGTTGCGAAGATAGGCATTTTTTAACCTTGTTGGATTGACTCACGCACGAAGCCGATGCACATCATCAGGCCCATGAACGCCCAGATGTAGCCCATGACGAGCCGGACCCCATCCACAACCGGGCAAGGGTCAAGGCTCCCCATGCTGACGCCCTTGAAAGCTGGCAAAACGTACGGGGTACAGGCAACAACCGCAGGAGCAGACCACAAGACCGAGAACCCCGAAAACAGCCCCGACTTGTCGCCCGTTCCCGATATCGTTGCCGTTCCCGCATCCATAGCCGACTTCACCGCATCAGCTTGCGGGTTGTAAACCTTGTCGGCAGCTTTGTCGGGTGTTCCCGTTTCATCCAGTTTGCAAGGCGGGCCACCGGGATAACCGCACGTTTTAGGGACCTCAGTAGGAGCCGCCGTTGTGGTCGTGCCGGTAACAACGTTTGAACTATTAGTCGTGACCGCGGTCGTGCTGTTATTAATCGTCACATTTGGAGCCGCATAAGTGAGATTGATAGTCGGCGTAGTCGTGACCTTGGAACCGTCAGGGTTAGTGACAACCGTCGGAGGCAACGCAATAGAAGCGGGGCCTGTAATGGAATTAGGAATGGGAAGGGGGATAACTTCACCAGAGGCAACCGCATCAGTGAGCGCCCGATTTATTGCAGAGGTTGAAGGCCATGTGGATTTAGCGGCAGCAGCATCAATAAACGCCTGTAGGGTGGAAGGAGTTGAAGTATCCGTAACACCAGTAAGGGGATAGTTACTCAAGTAAGTATTTGGCCAGCCACCATTAGAACAAGTCGCGTAAATATTGCACTGTGAACCCGTATTCACAACGCTTGTGATGATGAAATACAGACCACCGTAGTTGCCGAAACAACCCGAAGTTGTAGATGGTACTTTCGCAGCGGGAATACCTCCGCAACCGCCCGCAGTGATAGGGGGTTTTTTAACCTCAAACGTGCCCGTTGTATTGACAAACTCAAAGCCCAATTCCTTGCCCAAATCATAGAGCGCGACACCAGTAGCAAGCAGCGGCAAAGTCTTGCCAGCAAAACGGCCCAAAGCCCCGGCAATGTTTGCAGCACTAGGAGAAGAACGAATTACAAAATCCGCAGTAGCCCCAGAACTGAGGGCAACCCGTTGGGTGGCTTGTGCATACACAGCACCGTTAGCCGGATTTGCAAAAGCGAGTGAAGCGGCATTGGCAGATGACGCAGAACCGGCCGCATATGAAAAGCCCGTAGGCGTGACCGTTGGCGCAAAAACTGGAGAAACGCCAACAGGCAAGGCTTGAGCAAAAGCGCCGACACCGACGAGCGCCAGGACAACCGCAAAGATGAATTTTTTGTAGGTCATTTTGAAATGCCCACCGGCAAGGGTGGGCATGACAAAAGGGACTATTAAGCCGCCGATTTTCCGCGCTTGATCCACTTCACGCCGATCATGATGCCGGTCACAGTGATAGCCAGACCGAACATGACGGGGCCGAAGCCGGTAGCGCTGGTGGACAGGGTACCAATAGCTTCAAGAGCAGTGGCAGGGTCAACAGCGAAAGCGGACACACCAGCGAAACCAGCACCAGCACCAACCAACAGATTACGAGCGTTCATTTTTGAACTCCAAAAAAAACAATCCGCTTTTGAATTGGCAGCGGACTAAAGGCCAAATTTTTACGCAGCATACATAGCCGCACGAATCAGACGAACCTTGAAACCAAGCGCAAAGCCGCAGGCCCAAGCAAACAGAAAAATGGCAACCGTACTAGTCATCGCAGGACTTTCCGCACCCATCAGAGGCAGGCGGGAGAATGGACAACACGCCGGCAGCAGGCACGCTAGGAACAGCCCAAGGATTTTTAAAAGACTCCACAGCCTTCACAACGCCGAACACGACAAGGGCAGCAATGCACCAAGAAAAAACGCGCATCATCATTGGGTGTTGCCTCCGAGATAGCCAAGAGCAAACAGAACGACAATGAAGCCGCCATTGATGCAGTCGAGCAAAAGGGCAAGCTGCAAGTCAGTCATTTTTATCAAGCCACGCGTTCATTGCCTGAGAGCGTTCAAAGCTATGCACCTTGAACAGCGTTTCGCGTTCAGCAAGTGACTGCATTGGAACAAGAGCGCAGCCATACAGGAAAGCACCAAAGGCCAAAACGATGATGATTGTTTTCATGCGCAAACCCTTGGAAATGTGCTGTAGGCACCATCATGGAACCGGTCGGGCAGGGGGCGCAAAGCCGTTATCTGTATGCCATCAGGGATGCGCTTAACCGAGTACATAGCTTCCAGAACTTCGCCCGTTGCCTTGATCGCAAAACCCTTAGCCAACCGCACAACATCACCGACGCCATGCGAACGCTTGACCCACTCGGGAAGGTTCAGCCAAGAGCGCACGGCACGGGCCGCAAGGTTAAGACCGCCGATACCATACAGACGCAGCCCCTTGGGAAACCGACTTTGTTCGCCTAGCTTAGAAAGGTATTTCATGAGGTAGCCAACACCAGACCGAGCAGGTTCGCTGTTTGTCATGCCGTGTTGCCAAAATGGAGGCTTGACCTTGCCCGAAGGTGTCCGGGTTGGTTGGTCCCAATGTGGCATAGAAACGCCGAAGGGGAGCCAAGCAAGCATGTGGTAATGAACTACGGCATCACCAGTTCGCGCCAAACGCTTAGGCTGTATTTCAGCGACCCATGTGTAACGACAGGCATAACCACGCAGCAGGCACCAGTTACGGAAGGCCTGCACAGCCTCGCTGACGTGCTTTGCGGACCATGCGTTAGCCCTGGCATAGGTCAAGGTCACAAAATGGCATGTGGGGTCTGTACCAGCCGTTGCGATGCCGTGCAGGTGACCAGAAGCCCATACCGACTTTTTGAGCCGGTTAACCCGACGCTCCGCAACGACGGAGGGGGCAAAGGATACAAGTCCTTTAAGACTTGTTTTAGATGGGACAAGCCCCGCCGCTTCGCTGCGCTCAGGGGCGCTAACGCACCCCGTCGCACCGCTAACGGCAGCACTACCACGAAGGGCGGAATATGCAAGTGAACGGGATTCACATGCAGCGGCATCGTGGGAAACAAAGCTCATGCCGACACCATCACCCGCGCTGTGCAGTCGTTCATTAGCTCCCACTTGTGACCCAAATCCTCAAGGGCCAGCAGGTAGGCATTCCACACCTCAAAGGTTGAAAATGTCCGATATCCACCCTGGGGATAGCTGATCTTGAAACCGTGGACGGGGGCGCTCACAGAGTGCCCCCCATGACTACCTGACCATCAGCGCCCAAAAAGTCGAGAGTGGCCGCGAGGACGTCCCCGTCAAGAAAGATAGAAACGACGAGTTTCGGCGTGTGGTTATCCAGTGATTCCGAGGCCACGGAAAAAACGGCGGCACGTAAGGCCTCAAGCCTGACAAGGCGCCGTATTTCATCAATTTGGACTGCGTCAAGCATGAGGATTCCCCCCCTTACTTGGCAGCAGGAACTGGAACCAGCCGAGGCACTAGCTCAAGGTGACCGTCACGGGACACATAGCAAGCAGAGGGGGAAAGGGTGTACGAGCCACGCGGATACGGGGCTTGCCCGGTTTGCAGCGTGAATTCGAATTTATCGGGGATCTCGGAGACTTCGCCGGTTTCCTGATTGACAACGTAGGCATACGCAGTCTGGAAATTCATGTCATAAGGACGACCGGAAGTCTTGCCGACGCCCTTCATGTTGCGGACAGTCGCGGAGGTGACTAGGATTTTGATCATTTGGCTGGTTCCTGATAAAGTTGGACTACCCGAAGAGGGTACGTAACCAATCCGGTTACGTGCTGCGAATAGTAACCGAAAAGGATACGTATGCCTAAACCCGACTATTTAGATCAACTAATAGACGAAGCAAGCAAGGCCGCAGGGAGTGACTACAAACTGGCAACAGAGCTTGGAACAAGCCGCCAAACAGTGAGCAACTGGAGACATGGACACAAGTCGTGTCCGGTAGGCGATCAGGTATTGATGGCCAAAATCGCGGGATTAGAACCGGAAGCGTGGGCGGCCCGTGCAATCGTTGCCCAGTACGAAGGAACGAAAGCAGACCGCATCAAGAGTGCATTAAAAAAGTCGTTGGGAGTGACTGGCGCGGTAAGCATTGCATTTGGGTGTATCGCAGCTAACGACGCCTATGCGTACTTCATACGATGTATAAACGACTAACATAGCCCGACAGCGTTTGCACTAGGGAAAACCAGAATACACCGCAGCCAACCGGGTTTGCCCTTCGGGACATGGCGCAAGCGCCATCAAAACCGTGGTTGGTATGCAGAAGCCACCTGTTTATCAGTAGAAGGCATTTCCCGCGCCACAGGCTTGGCAGCATCAGACGGGCCTGCTTGCCAATCCATGAAAAACCCAGTTTTTACAATACTCTCGCAAGTACCCAGAGGCACAGGCAATTTTGTGCCTTGCTGGGTGTAGCACTCGCACCGCTTGCCCATATGGACGCAGGCCGCGGGGTAGGGCGCAGCAATCGGCTTGGTCACAGCGTCATACCTCGGAGCAGTGTATGCAAAGCCAGAAACGCGAGGTTCATACGAAGCCGCATATTCAACGGCAGTTAAAACCTTTGCAGGGGCAGCCGGTTGACCGGAAGGCGGCAAAGCCCCTGGGACAGAACCGGACGGGTCAACCTTCTTTTGTAAGTTTCTAAGACCTTCGCCCTGATGAGATTGGAAAGACGTCCAACCGTACCAGCCGAGCAGCGGAAATGCAAGAGCGCAGACAGCAAGGAGCTTGACCTGAAAAGGAATTTTTACCTTAGCAGTATTAAGGGAAGTTGAAACGTACCACTCATAAACTTCCTTGGGGTAAGTGACCATGGACGTTTGTCCCGACTCACCCGAACCATGCTTTTCGCAATTGGAGTTAACCGCAGGCCACTCCAACACGGAAACCAAAGGTGCACCACTGGCACGTTTAATATGACGGTGCCAGCCGGGCGCACCGATCAAGCGCCGCACAAACGCGTCAATATTGTTGGGATGCTGCGTGATAAGGTAGAAATCGAAACCGCGCCGACGATGTTCCGCCAGCATACGGATTGACTCCGGTACATCCTTGCCAGTACGCACTGGCATTTCATTGTGACATTCATCAATGATGAAGATTGCACCGTCTGGAACGGTTTGCCAATCCTTGAACTCGATTTGCTTCCACGATTCAAGAGGGCCACCGGGAGCAATTTCGAATCGCCCGTTGTGATAGACAGGCCGCGACTCAGCGAGGGACTTTTCGCGCACATCACGAAGAGTGAGCAAAGTTTTGCCAGCACCGTTAGCACCCGTTGTAAGGTAAATCATTTAACCCAGCGCCGGAACGTGTCGCCAGTAAGCCCGTTCAGGGTGAGCTTGGCCGCAGTGGCTGACATGATGAGAGAGATTGCAGAGCCGACCTTGAGCAGAGACAGCACACCGAGCACCTGGGGAGGCAGCGAAAGCAACTGGGTTACAGCGGAAGAAGAAAGCCAAGAAAGAGACGTTGACAGGCCCGTGTAGGTGACGGCAGAAATACCCAGACCGATCAAGACCCGGCCAACAAGTGTCCCAGCAATATTAATGAAGCCACCGAGCAAAGAGGCAAGGAACAAAGGCATCAAGCACCCCTAACGATACGAACAGAAAGAATGAAAGCAACAGCCATCAGCACGTTACCGATAATGGACAGGTATTGATTAAGGTTAGAAAATGGAATGTTCACGGGCTTATTCCAGACGGTTATGGAAAGGTCAGTAAGTCCCGAAGCACTACCAGAAAGCAGATCGGTTGTGCTGAACGATGCAGATGAAAACGCCACCGTTTCTCCTACTGGAACCTGAGAGCCGGTTTTACCTTTTTCGGCATCAAAGAGAGCAGATTCCGAATTGGCAGTAGTGGACAGGGCACAAGCAGTGGCCCAAGAATTTGCAGCAATACCGCATTGAATGGCATCACCGGAGCAAGCAGGAGCCGACCCACATGCAGCGGCGGAATAGCTAGACGTTTTGCAAAGAGGGGAGCCGGGGTTATCGCCGCAAAAAGTTGATTCTGGTTTTGTTTCGCTTTTTGTGCCGACGGGAGCACCAGATGAATTTGTGTAAATCGTAGTAGTGTTGCAACTGCCAGCAGTGCAAACAGTTTGCGTACTTGAACCTGTAGCCCCAGCGGGAGCCGAAGAATCGACTAGAGGCGAGGGGGATGACGAAGAACCAGCTGGAGGTGTAGCGGAAACGCTGGAATCATCTGAAATTTTCGATACAGCGTCAACGCATACATCGATGCCGTTAACATTGCCAGCGAATTGTGTCGATGAACAATTCAGAACGTCAGGAGCAGCCGTTCCCATAGTCTCCGATGTGCAAGTTGTGCCATCAGCAGTAAACGGGGCGAAATACTCAGTGCGCGTAGTAGCACCATTTAACACGCCACATGGGGAAGATGTCTCTTTCTACGCCATGTTCACACACCCTCGCGGCACTTGGCGCGGCTTTCGTCGGTCTGGTTGCTACTTGCTCTGTGCTGGTGCCTCCATCACTTCCCGAGAGCGTCGCATATGAGCGCGTCCGTCCATGGTTTCCGTGTCAGCTATCCCCAGGGTGGATATCGGACGTTTAAGACTTTCGAAGTCTGGAATGCTTACCTGTTGGCCCTTGAGGATATGGGCCACAAGTGGCAACTGATGAACGACTGCACTGCCCGGGTGATGGTGTCTGCATGATCGTTTCTGACCTGCGCCAATGCCACGTTGACGCTATGCGTCTGGATGCCGTTTGCAATGCTGCGAAAAAAGCGGCAGGCGGCGGCGCGTCGGGATGCGCCGTAGGCGCGCCCGTCGCGGCGGCGCAGGACGCTGGGCTTGTCCCATCTAAAACAAGTCGGAACGGCTGCGTTTCCTTTGCTCCCTCGGTTGTTGCCGAGCGTCGCGTTAACCGTTTGAAGAAGTCGGTATGGGCGTCTGGTCATCTGCATGGCATCGCAACGGCTGGCACGGACCCTACATGCCATTTTGTGACCCTGACCTATGCACGGGCTAACGCATGGTCTGCAAAGCACATCAGCGAGGCTGTACAGGGCTTCCGTGACTGGTGCAAGCTGCGTGGCTATCCCTGCCGCTATACGTGGGTCGCTGAGATACAGCCCAAGCGTCTGGAGCGTACCGGTGAAGCGGTTGTGCATTACCACCTTCTTGCGTGGCTTCCATTCGGCGTGACGATGGAATTTTGGGACAAGTCCACGACTACACCCTCTGGCAAGTACAAATCACCTTGGTGGCCACACGGCATGTCCAACACCGAACCGGCCCGTACTGGCGTCGGTTACCTGATGAAATACCTGTCCAAGCTGGGCGAACAAAGCAGGTTCCCCAAGGGATTGCGGCTCTATGGCATCGGCGGCTTGAATGTGGCGGCTCGTGCCGTTCGCTCATGGCTGAACCTTCCGGAGTGGGTCAAGCGTTCCCATGGCGTCGGTGACGTGATGCGTCACGTTAAAGGTCTGGTTCTCAAGGCTACAGGTGAGTTCCTTGAGCCTATGTATTCCATCAAGCGCATACCGGATGGCCTCCAGATAACGGCGCTGCGCCCTCTGCCCGACAAATTCCACGACGGGGCATACAGCACGTTTCCCAGGGTCTGTAATGGCTGATGTGTACGTCACTTGCACGGTTTCGCCGTGCCAAATCATTCAAACGCTTGATGTCCCAATCCTCAATTTGGATTTGGAATCTGGCGGATTAATCGCGGGTGCCATCCTCGCGGTGTGGGCGGTGGGTTTCGGCTTTCGGGCCTTAATCCATGCCCTCTCTATTGATGGTGTTTCTCAATCTGAAAGTGAATCATGAATAAATTGCTCGCTCTGGTTTCGGCCGCTGGTTTCTCGTCTATGTCTTTTGCCGCCGCTATTGACGTCGCCTCCGTGGTGACTGATGTGGCTGCTCAAGCTGTGCCTATCGCTCTGATCGGTGCCGCTGTGCTGTTGCTCACTGTCGGTATTAAAGCCTTCAAGTGGGTGCGCCGCGCTCTGTAATCCAGAGTTTTTGCTGATGGACATTCCTTGGAGTGTTCATCGTCAAAAAACTGGAGACACCATGGGCCTTTTCGTTATCGTCGCACTGTTGGGGGCTGCATGGCTAATCTTTACCGCATAGCCGTTGGCCTGTTGATTGCGGTCTTTTCTCTTGCTGCGTCTGCGGCTTTTCCTCCTCCTTCTTCCTTCGTTTATCAGGGCGCTAACGGCATAACCTATCCGACGCC